CGCCGCCGACGTCCTGATCGTAGCTGTCGCGAACGAACTCCTGCACGATAGCCAGTGCATCCGGCACCGCTCCCGCCTGTACAGCCGATGCCTCGCGCAGCCGCTCAACCAGATCGCCACGCCAGTTGTTTTCGGCCAGCACATCGGCAACTTCGGTCAACAGTTCATGGGCCGCAGGCTGTGCAGCCGATGCGGCGAGAGTGGCGGCACGTGCGCATGCGGTCCTGAACCCAAGTCGGTAATTTCCGCTGATATCAGGGCATGGCAGAGTTTCGATTGCTGCGACAAGGTCCGCCACCCCGCCAGCAGGACGGCTATCGGCGCACTGCTGGCCTGAGTGCTGCAAGTAGTGACGCACCAACTCGCCGTCGTACCGCAGGAAATCCACGTTGCCGGGCCCGCCGAACTCGTCCGGGTGGATGCTGAAGCAAATTTCGGCCACCTGCTCATCGGTCGGCAGTTCCCCAGCCGCTACAGGCTTGGCGCTGTCGAGGGCGGCGCGTTCTTCGCGCTTTGCGTGGTCATAGCCGACCATGATGGCGTTGGCGAACCAGCCCAGCATCGTGCCTTCATCGGCGCAGCCTTGCGGGAAAATGCGCTTGAACTCATCGGTCCACACCTTTGCGTCCATCGTGCTGTGCAGCTTCATGCCAACCGTATCGGCTTCGACACTCCCAGCCGCATGCTGGTCGGCGGTGGTCCCGCGGTGTTGGAGATAGCCGCGCTTGTAGTATTCGAATGCGATCAGTCGCTTGGGACCACCGACGCGAAGCTCGGCATCGATGTCAGCATCCGCAACGATCTTGAATGCTTCGCAAAGTCGATCTAGTTCAGCGGCAGGAAGGTCCGCCACTACAGGTTCAATGTCGGCTGGAACGGTCGGGCCTAGATCGGCGGCCAGGCTAATTGCCTCCGCCAGGTTGACCATGACCGGCGTTTGCGGCGCGTACACGAAGCCAATCTGCTGTTTCACGGACGCCAGCAGCGTCGAAAGCTTGTTCATTCTCATTTCCTTGATCTGCGCCGGTCGGTTCCTGAGCGGCGTTCTTGTTCTACCGCCGCCTGGTGTTGCCGGCGGTCGGGGCGGGTGGGGCAAAACAACTTGGCGCCGAGTCGATCGGCGAACTTCACAATCTCTGCCAGCTCCTGCTGGAAAAGCAGAAGCTGGGCGCTGTTCACAGCTCTTTCTCCACCGTGATCTGGCGGTAGTCGATGGCGCCGACGATGCCCTTGAGGTGGCCGTCCATTTCGATACTGCCGCCCGATTCGTACTCGGTCATCGTGTGGATGAAATGCCGCTTGCCGTTGTAAAGGACTGGCCTGGCGCAGTGATGCGAGCGCTGCAGCAGCCTCTGCTTCTCGAGCGCGTCCGGATCAAAGGGCGGGTAGTCAATCTCGGGCAGCTGGCTCATGCTGGCCTCGGCGCCTGTGGTTTGATCTGGCCGGTAAAGGCGGCATATCGGCAGCCGTCGGCGTGCGGCCGGCCCTGGGGCGCCTTGCAGCACGCGCAGCGGGCAGGGGACCGGGTGATCATGCTGCGATCCTTTCCGCCGGCGCCGGGCCGAAGAAGGCCGCATCCATCGGGTCGCGGTGCGTTTCGCCGCGGCGCCAGGCGGTTGCCGCTACCTGCAGCACGACCGGCAGGCCGTCGCCGGGGCGGTTTTCGGCCGAGTCGTCCTCTTCAGCGTCCAGCAGCGCCTTCACCTGGTCGCCGAGCTGTTCTTGGCCGATGAGCGTCCACACAGCCGGGTGGTGCCTTCCGCGTTGAACGCGGCCACCCTTGATGCGCTTCTCGTCACGAAGGGCTGCAAGGATCTGCTGCGCCGTCCTGCGCGTCCGGTTGAAGCGCTCGGCTACCAGCTTGCTGGTCACGCAGCCCTCGGCTACAACGAATTCCACGACGGCGTCGCGCAGGCTCTCGCTGATCCGAACGGCGGCGGTCATTGCTTGGCCCCTTGTGCAGCCGACTCGCGCTGCAACTTGGCGCGGTGCAGCGTGTCATACGCTTCGATGAGCGCGTGCAGGCGGGCTACTTCGGTGAACGCGGCGCGCGCCGCCTGCTCTGGATCCTGATAGGTCAGGCGCCAGGCTTCATAGGTCATGGTGCGCAGACTCACTTCGACGCTCCCCACATGGCGATAGCGCGCTGCTGGGCGTTCAGCTGGGCTGCGTCGGCTTCGTCTGATGCCTGGGCATAGCCAAGCACTACGACGAGGACGATAGCGGTCAGGCTGGCGCCGCAATATGCAGCGATTGCCTTGGCCAGCTTGATATCGCCGGAGTTCATGCCAGCACCTTGAAGGCGACCTCAAGCGCGCCGGCCGTGTTCTCGACAAGCCAGGCGCTGCCAGCGACCAGCAGAGCGATCACTCCGAGCGTGCGGCCTGGGTGCTTGCTGGTATGGCGGGTGGTGTTTTTGTGGTGGTCCATCTCATCCCCATTACGGTAGCTGCGAAGGTGCAGCGGATGAGATAATTATCGGGGTTCCGGTATTTGCAGTCAACCGGTTTTCCGTTATTTTTGTTTTCCTCGATACCGTGGGGGGGGCGGATGGGAGGATGGGGCGAAAAAAAGCCCGCGCTAGGCGGGCCTTAATCAGATTGAGCTGCTCACTTGCTTTGCGTTGCCGCTGAAGCCGCAGCGGGTGGAGCCTGGGGAGCGTGTTGATTCGCCTGCCCGCTGCCTGTAGCAGCAGATGGAGGCTTCGAGTTGTTGATAACGAACGCGAGTACGGCAATTGTGGTGCCAGCCAGGGCAATGCCCGTTCCTATCATCCACCTGATGATGTCGAGCATGTCCTTGTGAGAGTCCGCGCGAGCCTTAGCCATCTCGACTCGGAGTTCGGCGAAGCCTGTCTTGATGCTCGTGTCGAAGTTCGCCAGGCGCGCATCAATACGAGCCTCAGACGCAACATTCTTTGCGTCGGCTTCTTTGAAGCGGGCGTCGATCTCTGGGCGGGTTAGGTCAGTCATGCGGATATCCTGTCTCGCTTCGCTCGGGTTGTCAATTGGGCGCGAAGCCAAGTCTGCTTGCAGTTGACGAAATTCTTCTCTCAAATAGCGCAAGTTATTATCTTCAGTCGCCGCCATTCTCAACCTCGTTTTGGCCGATCGTGCGGAAGAGATCCTCTAAAGCGCTGTTCGCAGTCGCTGTAGCATTTAGGGTTTCCTCAAGTTTGACAACCAGAGAATCACGCCCCGCGACCGGAAGGAGCTTCGTTATTTCGATCAAACAGCGCACGGAGTTAACGTGAACTGAATTAGTCGCATTCATTGCGCGCGCGAAGGCGTGCATAGTCTCTTTCTTCACGGATTCCTCATATCAGTCTGCCGAGTCAGCCGCCGTTCGGTTTTTGCATACAGAACTCGCGCCATGCCCGTTTGAATTCCGGAATGCTTCCGTCGTCGACCAGAAGCGTCCGTTCGTTGGTGATGAACCGCTTGAACCCGGCGTACCCGCCAAAACCATTTTTTGCATTGACCTCGCCGCAGTACGTGCCAGGTCGTGCCGTGAATTCGTTCCTGAACTGTGCGCTCCCTGGATCCTTAATGTTCGCGCGCACGTGTGCTCGTGCTGCTGAAGTTATTTCAACTCGAGGATAGCCTGCATTTGCAGCATCGACTGATGCCGACCACGCCAAAGCAGCAAGGCCCAAACCAAGCGCAACTTGAGGTTTCATCGGAATTCTGACTCCTGCCGGCATCCAGGCGTGCCGTTGCGCCGCTATTCGTCGCTAAGGTCCAGGTCAAGCCGCACCCCATACTCGCCAACGTCTCCATTGCCGCGATCCCACCCGCCAGAAATCATTGCTGCGCACGAGAAGGTGTCATACACCGACATTGCCCCGTAACGCACCAGGCGACGAAAGGCTCGCGCGCTTTCCCTAGACAGGTGTCCCACTTGGTGCCCGGCTACAGAGACGGCGACTGCACGGTTGTCGTGGGGATTGTCGTCCTGCAGTATCAGTTGGGCTGTAACATTGCTCTTGATACCCTCGATTGTCTTTTCTCCGCAGAGCGCACTGAAACTCTCGGGGTAAAAGGACTCGCCCGCCACGTCGACGCGGAATCGGCCTTTGCCGCTAATGAAGGGGATTTGTACGACTGAATCCGGCATAAGATCAAATACGGCCCGTCAGGAAACGCGCGGGCTGCCACACAACCATACCTATGATGCTGCATTGTCCACTACGGACATCGATGGTTTTAAATTTCGGGTTCATAGAGTATAGGGCCCAACCTTCAGCCTTCTTGATCAGGCACTTCACAATGGGTTCGCCGTTCCAATTCACTGCAAAACACTCATTGGCAATCGGTGTTCGCTTCGAAGTGTCGACGAGCACCTTGTCGTCTTCGAACATCATTGGCTGCATACTTTGCCCCTTCACTGACATGATGATCAGGTCGGCCGGATTCAACTGCATGGTGTCAATGACTTCTTTTGGCACTTCGAAGATTCCATGGTCGATATCCATGTCTGGCTCTGCGACAAAGCCGCTTACCCCTGCTTGGAGGTGCAGCTTTACAGCGCGGATCGGGACTGTCTCCTGAGTACCGCCACCTCGAACTCTCATCCCAATCGCGGGGCTCACCTCTTCGATGAACGGCGAGCTGTCGTCCTGATCACCCGATTCCGAAGAGGCTCCATGCATCGTGCCTCGGCCCGTCTCGAGCCATAGCGGATTCACGCCAAGGGCAGATGCCAGGCTGGCCAAGTACGTTGTTCCTTGGGACTTACCGACTTCTAGATCGGAAATGCTGCTCTGCTTGAGGCCTGACCGCGTGGCCAGCTCAATCTGAGTCATTCTTGCGGCCTTCCGAGCCTGCTTAACACGGGTTCCTATCGACATCCCGATATTATCGCTTGGCAAAAAACCGGAAAACCGGTTGACACCAAATACCGGAGTTCCCATAATGGCATCCATGGACATCTCTTTCACGATCAAAGGCCTTCGCAAGGCAGGGTTGACTCAAACGCAGATTGGTGACGCGATTGGGCTCAAGCAGACGTCAATCAGCGACATGGAGTCCGGCAAAGCTGGAGTGAAGCGCCCCTCATACCGCGTCATCAGCGGCCTTGAGCGCCTGGCTCGAGAGCATGGCGTGGATACGGCTGCCAGCCCACCACGACGACGCAGCACCGACCCTCAGTAACACCAGTACACCGAACACTTTCAAAGCCCGGTGCGACCGGGCAGGGCGGACTGTAACTGTCGCAAATTTCCAACAGGAACTAATTGCTAACAGTTATCCATTCGATACCGGATTTTGCCATTTCATCAATACGCTGCGCAGCATTTATTTCAGGAAACCCACATGGACATCCTCGACGCCTTCTACCACACGTGCCACGACTACCCCGGCGGCATCGAAGCGCTGGCACCACGCGTCGGCGTGCAGGCTGGTGTGCTGCGCAACAAGGCCTGCACGACCAACACCGCCAACAAGCCGACCTTTGCCGAGGCGCTTTCGGTGTGTGAGTTCACCGGCGACCACCGCATGGTGCATGCCTTCGCGGATGCCTTGGGCTATGTCTGCGTGAAGGTCGACCAGGGCGTGACGGCTGGCGATCTGGCTGTCCTTGAGCTGGTGACCAAGGGGCTGTCAGCGCATGGCGAGGTAGGCGCTGCAGTGTACTCGGCTCTCGCTGATGGCCGGATCGAGCGGCGCGAGATGGATGCTATCGAGAAGGCCGTCTACGACACCGTGCGCAGCATGCAAGAGCTGAAGGCGCGCATTGCGTCGATGGCCGAGTCGAACTGATCGAGGCCGTCCATGAAGCGCCCCTCATTCCAATTCTATCCAGGCGACTGGAAGAAGAACGCCAAGCTGCGCCGATGCTCTGAAGCTGCGCGCGGCGCCTGGGTCGACATCCTGTGCCTGCTCCACGACACCGACGAATACGGCGTCTGCAGGTGGCCTCTGGTCGACCTGGCGCGCGCCGCCGGCGTCACCATCAAGCTGGCCAAGGAACTCGTCTCCAAGGACGTCCTCAAAGGCTCCGACAAGGAAATCACCGGCTACGTGTTCGTTCCACGGCACGCTGGCAAGAACGGTGAGCCAGTCGTGCTGGTCCCTGCGCAGCCTGGGCCTGTCTGGTACTGCTCGCGCTTCGTCCGCGACGAGTATATCCGCCAGCGGCGTGGTCAAGGAACCCGCTTTGGTGACGATGATTCCGGCGTCGATGATGATCAAAAAGCCAAACCAAAGACCCCACCAAAGGGGGGCATTGGTGACGGCAAAGGTGACGGCCCTTCATCTTCATCTTCTACTTCATTAAAAACAAAAGCCCCCAAACCCCCTGGCGGGGGCTTAGCGCTCGTCGAGCCAAAGACCCCCACCACGACTTTGCAGACGTTCTTGGACGGATGCCGAGACCGGAACGAGCGCCCAATTCGTGAATACCACTCGCTGTGGGCGTACGCCGAACAGGCCGGTCTGCCGCAGGACTTCGTTGCCTTGGCATGGGTCGAGTTCTGCCGGCGCTTCATGACCGGCGGCACCGGATCAGCGAAGAAGTATCGGGACTGGCGGGCCGCGTTCCGCAAGTACGTCGAGGGCAATTACCTGAAGCTGTGGGCGATCGACCCAAAAGGCGAGTACTTCCTGACTGCCCAGGGCAAGCAGGCGCAGAAGGTCCATGAATCGAAGGATGCAGCATGATCGACTACCAAGCCACTCCGCACTCGAACGAGGCCGAGCAGTCCGTCCTGGGCGCGCTCCTGCGGGACAACAACGCGATCGACCGAATCGGTGATCTCCGCGCCGCGCACTTCTTCCGGCATGAGCACCGCGCGATCTTCAGCGAGATCCGCACGCAGATTGGCGCCGGCAAGGCCTGCGACGTCATCTCGGTGGGTGTCGCCCTGGGTGATCGACTGCCCGAGGGATTTGCGTACCTCAATTCGATGACGCAGAACACGCCGTCGTCTGCGAACATCTCGCGGTATGCCGAGCTGGTCCGTGACCGCGCGCTGCGGCGCGGCCTGCTGGATGCCACGGCCAAAATGATCGAGATGGCTCAGAGCCAGAACGGCACGACAGCGGCCGAAATGCTCGATGCGGCGCAGTCGGCGATCGCCACCCTGGCGGAAAGCCGCGTGATGCGTGAGCCGAACCGTGCAAGCGATGTGATGGCGCAGCACTGCGAAGTCATGACCCAGCGCGATGAGAACAAGGTGAGCGGGATTTCGACCGGCTTCCTGACGATCGATGCGCTGCTGAACGGTGGCATGAACCGGGGCAACCTGATCATCCTCGGCGCCCGGCCATCGATGGGTAAGACCGCGCTGTCGATCAACATTTCGACGAACGTCTCCCAGGAGTACGGCGTGCTGTTCTGCTCCCAGGAGATGATGGAAATCGAACTGGCAGACCGGATTGTCGCGTCGCTCGGCCGCATCGACCTCGGCGCTGTCCTGAAGGCGAAGATGGATCCTCAGCAGTGGGACCGCTACGCTCACGCCGTCCAGAAGGCCAGTCAGCTGAATTTGCACCTGGACGAGCAGCCGGCGCTCACGCTGCTGGACGTCAGGAGCAAAGCGCGCCTGGTGAAGCGCAAGCACGGTCTCGATCTGCTGGTGGTGGACTACCTGCAGCTGATGGCCGGCGAGGGCGACAACCGCAACCAGCAGATCGAAGAAATTAGCCGCGGCCTCAAGGCATTGGCCAAGGAATTGAACTGCGTGGTGATCGCGCTGTCGCAGCTTTCGCGCAACGCGGCGAACAAGGCGCGGCCGCAGCTGTCCGACCTCCGCGACTCCGGCGCCATCGAGCAGGATGCGGACATTGTCATGTTCCTGCACCGCGCCGCCGTCGACGACCCTCAGTCCCACATGGGCAACCTGGCCGATGTGTTCGTCGCGAAGAACCGCCAGGGCCGAATCGACGACGTCCTGCTCGAGTATGAGGGCCAATACACGCTGTTCCGAGACACCAAGGCCGAGCGGCCAGAGTCGCCCCAGAAGGCAGCGCGCTCCAAGTTCATGGACCGCACATGAGCGCGAACGTCTTCAAGAAGGGCGCCGTCTGGCACTACCGCTTCCAGGTGGCTGGCCAGCGCGTCCAGAAAAGCACCCGCCTGCGCAGCCGCACCGCTGCCGAGAAGCTGGCCGACGAGGCATACCGCGCCGCGGTCACCCGAGCCAACGGCGGGCAGCCGGTCCCGACCCTGGCCGAGCTGGCGCACGCATGGATCGTCAAGCATCGCCCGGTGTCGAGCGAGGCCCATATCAAGAGCGTCGAAACCTGCGCCCGCCTGCACTTTTACGACCTGGGCGACAAACGGGTCAGCGAGATCACGACCGACGACATTGAGGCCGCGCGCATTGAGCACCTGCAGACCCACCGGCCGTCGTCGGCGAACCACTGGTTGCGGATCATGAAGCTGCTGACCATGTGGGCGGTCAAGCGCGGGATCCTCGACAAGTCGCCCTGGACTGTCTCGCAGATCAAGGTGCAGAAGCGCCCGCGCGCCGTGCTGGCCGTGGACATCGCACGTGTCTGGTTCGACGCGATCGACCAGGCCACCAAGCGGCAGCCGGCCATGGGTACTGCGATCCGCCTGATGTTCGGGCTGGGCCTGCGCGAGGCGGAAGCCGCCGGCGCGCGCTGGGAGTGGATCGACTGGCAGCGCTCGACCTATACGCCTGGCGTGACCAAGGGCCGCGAGGCGGAGCCGGTGCCAATGCCTGCATGGCTGACCGCCCACCTGACGCCGCACCGCAAGGCATCCGGGCTGATCGCACCACGTGGCGACGGCTCAACGTTCCCAGCCGGGTTCGCCCGCAAGGCGATGGGCGTGGCCAATGCGGCATGCGCGGTCGAGGGGATCACTCCGCACCGCCTGCGAGGGACGTTCGCAACGCTGCTGTCCGAAGCCGGCGTGCCCATCCAGACCATCCAGAAGGTCATGCGCCACAAGTCGCCGCTGACCACGATGGGCTACCTGGAAAAGAACCTCGACAAGGCCTTTGAAGCGCAGCAGCAAATCGGCCAGAAAACAGGATTGGAGCGGCGCGAAAGTGGCGCGGCGCATCAAAGCGAGCCCGTAACTACCGAGTAGTGCGGATTATCTACAGTCATCGGGTATTGCCCGGCGCCGGCGGCGCTCCCGCCAAAAACAACAACGAAAAGGAACAAGCCATGTGGTTCAAAAACGTCCAAATCTACCGGCTTCCAGCGCCTTGGGCCATCACTCCAGCCGACCTCGAAGCGGCTCTGTCGTCGAACCAGTTCAAGCCTGCTGGAAGCAACGAACTCTTGCGCATGGGCTGGGGTTCGCCGCGCGAGAACGGCGCCTTGGTGCACACCGTGAATCGCCAGATGCTGTTCGTCCTCCGCGCCGAGAAGAAGCTGCTGCCGGCCAGCGTGATTACCCAGGTGGCGAAGGCTCGCGCCGACGAATTGGAAGAGCAGCAAGGGTTCCGTCCCGGCCGAAAGGCCATGAAGGAACTGAAAGAGCGTGTCGCCGATGAGCTGATGCCCCGCGCGTTCCCGATCCAGACGAACACGTGGTGCTGGGTCGACCCCGTAAACGGTTGGCTGGCCATCGACACCGCTAGCCCGGCGCGGGCTGACGATGTGGTGCGTCTGCTGCTCAAGTCGGTCGAGCGTATGCCGCTGGAGAGCCTGCGTGTACAGCGTTCGCCGCGCGCAATGATGACGGCCTGGTTGGAGCACGACGAGGCGCCGCACGGATTCACGATCGACCAGGACACGGAACTTCGCTCGACCGGCGAAAGTAAAGCCGCAGTGCGCTACGTGCGTCACACCCTGGAACCCGACGCAATGCGCCGGCACATCGCTGCCGGCAAGCAGTGCACCCGCTTGGCTATGACCTGGAATGACCGCATCAGTTTCGTCTTGACCGAGAACCTGTCCATCAAGGGCATCGCACCGCTGGACGTCATCAAAGAGAACGACGTGACCACCCGCGATGACGTCGAGCGCTTCGATAACGACATGATGTTGATGACCGGTGAGCTGGCAAAGCTGCTCGCTGATGTAGTCGCCGCCCTGGGCGGTGAGGCGGACGACATGGTCAGCCTGGCTCAGAAACAGGCGGCTTAAGGTATTTGCAAAAACGGGGCGACCCGGCGTGGCGGCGCTTCCGCCAGCATCAGCAGGAGCACATATGGACCCCTTGAAGACTTTCGGACCTGTCGAATCCCACCGCGCCGCGCCGCCGCCGCAGCAGCAGCGCGAACGTGATCAAGTCAATCACCCGTCGCACTATACCAGCCACCCGAGCGGCGTGGAGTGCATCCAGATCGCCGAGCACATGGGCTTCAACCTGGGCAACGCGATCAAGTACATCTGGCGGTGCGACCTCAAGAAAGACGCGATCGAGGATCTGCGCAAGGCCAAGTTCTACATCGAGCGCGAGATCGCCAAGCGCGAAGGAGCGGCAGCATGAACTTCCGTCGAATCATGTTCAAGGCGGTCGAGGCGCCCCAGATTGGCGAGTGCACCGGCTGCATGCTGGACGCACCCGAGCACGATCTCGAGCAATGTCATGAGGCCTCGGACTTGGCGGGGCGCCGCGGCTTGCCGGACTGCGAACACGTGGGGCCGAACGGCCGGCATCACATCTACGTGCGGGAAGATGACCCTGCCTACGTCAAATCGGCGCTGGCGAGGGCGGCATGACCAAGTCCAGAGGCATTAATCAGCCGAAGGCGACCTGGTCGGATGCTGAGATCGAGACGTTACGCCGCTGCTACCCGCTGTTCCGCGCCGAGGATGTGGCCACTGTCCTGGTCAGGCCGGTGATGTCGGTGTACCGCAAGGCGAAGGCCTTGGGTCTGCAGAAGGCAGACGAGTTTTACGCCACGGCGGCAAGCGGTCGTCTGGAAGGCGTGCGCGGTGGCGCGACGCGCTTCGCGAAAGGCCTGGTGCCCTGGAACAAAGGGATGAAGGGATTGAGCATCGGCAATGGCGAAACGCGATTCAAGCCCGGCCAGATGCCTGCCAACACCCAGCCGATCGGCACTTACCGGCGCGATGCCCAGGGCACGCTGCAGCGGAAGATCAGCAACGACGCTGGCAACAACAGCAAGCGCTGGCGCGCCGTGCACGAGCTGGTGTGGGTCGAAGCGAACGGCCCGGTACCGCCGAAGCACATCGTCGTTTTCAAGCCCGGCATGCGCACCACCGTGCTCGGGGAAATCACGATCGACCGGGTCGAGTGCATCAGCCTGGCCGAAAACATGAAGCGCAACACGCGGCATAACCTGCCGCCAGAATTGAACGAGGTGGTGCAACTGCGCGCCGTCCTCACCCGACATATCAACAAGAGGAGAAAGCAACATGGCGCGTAACCGCACTATCCAAGATCTGCGCGAACTACTGTTCGACACCATTCAGGGTGTCAAGAATGGGAGTGTCGATATCGATAAAGCGAAGGTTATCGGCGATTTGTCTCAGGTGATGGTCAACACGGCCAAAGTGGAGGTGGACTTCATCCGGGCGACTGATGGGGAGCAGAGCGGCTTCCTGAGCGCGCCGGAAGCGGAAAGCCTGCCGGCCGGAATCACCGGCATCACTCAGCACCGCCTGCGCTGAGGGATGACCTCACCAGCCCTCATCAGCCAGCCGTCGCGCATCGATAGCGGACTGCAGCTTTACAGCGACCTCTGCATGAAAGCGCTGCCTCAGCCGCGGCTCGGTGAAGTGCTTGGACTCGGACCGGATCGGCGTGATGTCGCTCCAGTTCTCCCAGCCGGCCTGCAGCTCGGGCCACTGAGCGTACCCGCGCACGATGAAGCGATCCGGTTTGCCGGGCGTCCAGTCGTCCGGGTTGTCGATGCCGGTCACGGTGCGGATCGCCCAGCCTTCGTAGGTGGTTTCGTTGCTGTCCATGGGAAGTCAAAACGCGAAAGGAAAATCGTAGCATGAAGAAGCCACGCAACAAGAAGTACCAGCCGCGCGTGCCGCGCATCCCACTGATGGCCGAGACGCGCGATCACCTGGCCCTCGATTTACACATGGCGGTGGAAACCCTCATCGGGGCGCCCAGCCGTGAGGCATTCAACGAGCTGAGCAAGCGCTTCATCACCATGCAGAAGGTGGTGGGCGCCGCCGACTACCTGGAGATCGCCAAGCGCGCGCTTCTCGACATCGCCGCCCGGTTCGAGCGCGTCGGCAAGTTCGGCGTCAACGCAGCCGAGGCGGAAGCACTGCGCAAAGCGTCGGGTTCGATGGACCAGGCGCTAGCCGGGGTGACGCTCGACAAGCTGCATCAGGCAGCAGTACAGACCACGGCTTGGTGCATCGCGAACAACTGCGCCGACTGAGCGCAAGGCATGCGAAAACGACAAAAGAAAAGGTGGCAATTTCCTGAGAAGTTTTGATTCGCGTCATTATTTCCGTTCGGCATGCCGTAAACTTGTCGGGGTCGAAGCAGAGGAGAAAGCCATGGTCACAGCAGTCGCAGGAATTTTCGTTATCAAGCAACCAGGCCCTCAGCGCGTCCGGCGTGCTGAGGTATCGTCCTCTGCGGTGGCGAAGCCCGACGGGCTCGACTACTGCCTCGACTGCTGGAAGACCTGGATGTCCCGCGACGATGCCGACCTGGGCATGAAGACGCTCTCGCTGCAGGGCGCCGGCGGTAACGAGGACGCCGCGCAGATGCGCCGGGACAACGAGATCGCCGAGGCGACCAACGCCATGATCCTCAGCCTGCAGCGCTCCTACCAGTGGGCCATCCGCCGCAAGTGCGGCATCACCCGCGGTAACGTGTGGCAGTTCCCGAACCTGGACTTCGTCAGCGAGGCTGAGCTGGCATGCCAGGAGTTGGAGTTGAAGCTGAAAAAAAATACCGCGACCCGCTTGCTTTTCTGAAATACATGCTGTTATAGTGTCGTCACTGGCTGGTCTCGCTATGGCGAAACCGGCCAGTTTTGTTTTGTGCCACCAGCCAGATAGGCTGGGGCACTGAATCACAGATCACCTCAACACGCCTCGCCATCCACTCGGATCGCGGGGCGTTTTGCATTGGCCACACCCAACCATACGGAGCGAACGATGAGACACCTCGACTACGTCGACATGGTGACCCGTGCCGTCCACGCATCCAACCCCGATCAACTGCACAACATCGCGCGCCAGCTGGCCGACAACGAGAGCGCCAAGAGCATCCTGCGCGCCAAGGGCTACGGCACGATCGGCACCACTGCCGCCGGCGCCGCGCGCGCTGTGCCAACCGCAAAGGTAGAACGATGAGCATCGCTGCAGAACGCGCCTGGTTGATGATCGCCATCCAGCTGGGCCGCCTAGCCAATGACATCGGAGCCGCGAAGAAGCCGGCCGCCGGCAAGACGCTGGATCGCGTCGGGCAATGAAACTCAAGACACTGAAGACGCGCCTGGGCCAGGTGCAGGCTGCTCGCCTTCCTGTGCTGTCGGCTCGCAACCATGGAGTGGAGCGCAAGCGTGGTAGCGCCGGCGTCAAGGACCGGGCGAACATCAAGAAGCGCGACTTCGGCCTCTGCCAAGAGTGCCGGCGCCAAGGGCTGTCGCGCCCTGGGCATGAGGTTGACCACATTGTTCCGCTGTGGGCAGGTGGAACGGACGAGCCAAGTAACAAAGAGACGTTATGCCGACAGCACCATCAGGAAAAGACCGCTCGGGAAGCGGGTGAGCGTGCTGCTGGCGGTTATTTGTAGTTGACACGGTATACCTGGTTGGAATATTGTTTCGGCAAGGAGACTGAAAACTCTGAGGTACAGCGGCAGCCACGCCCGATAGCACGTGGTTTTTTTGCGCCCAATGCCAAGTCAATGGCTGGGAGGGTGACGGCTATACAAGACCCGCAAGGGGAAATCCGTCCGCTCGGCTGTACCCGAGTTTTCAGCCTCCCGGCCACCTCGATGGCGCGACTGAAGACGCTCCTTCGAGGCCTTTCGACTCGTACAGGAGCGCATCATGAGCAAATCGTCCAACCAAGTAACCATTTCTCGCCGCAGCTTTCTCGCTGCAGCGTCGACCTTAGCTGTGGCCATCCCTGCTAGAGGAGAGTCGGCCTCGCACAAGCCGGCGTCGAATCCGCAAGCAATTGATATCGAATCGCTGGCACATCTGCTGCTGATGGTGGAGATGCTGCGAGAGTGGTATCGGGTGCACGAAGACGAGTTGAGAGCGGTGCGGAAGGTGTTCGGATACGAAAACCCGCATGACCTGTTCGTCCATGGTGCGGCTCTTGCCCGAGCTGTCGGCATTTCAGCTGGGATCGAGCTTGACCGTGCTTTTATTGCCAGCTTTGCGGCTGACTGCGAAGCGAAATTCCGTGCTGCCAGCGAGGTAGAGGAATGAACCAGCGACTTGTGCCACTGTGCGATTGGCCGGGGTACTTCGCGAGCGATGACGGCGCGATTGTTTCCATGCGCTCCGGGAAGCCAGTGAGGTTGAAGCTCTGGGAGCACCGAGGTTATTTAAAGGTGACATTGCACCGAGGTTCCGGGAAGCGAAAATTCTCCCGCCCGGTACCGGTGCATCGATTGATCGCCGTCGCCTTTGTTGGGGAGCCGGAATGCGATGACTTACAGGTGCGCCATCTGAACGGCAACGCTACCGACAATCGGGCATCGAACCTTGCTTGGGGCACCGCCAAAGAAAATTACGATGATGCGGTGAGACATGGAACGCAGGGCGCTGGAATGCGGGCGCCTCACCGGCGGTTGACCGCGGAGCAAGTAGAGCAGATCCGCCAGCGCTTGGCTGCTGGAGAGAGGGATCGAGACCTTGCGATTGAGTATGGAGTCAGCCGCTACTATCCGTCTTCCATCGCCCGTGGCAAGAGGTGGGCCGCGCTTGGTCACCGGACCCCGGGGGCCTAAGGAAGTCTGGAGCCTTTGACCCCGGACAC